TTGATTGAAATGAATGTTACTAAAACGCTCTATAATTTCCATAAAATAACGATGGTTTCACTAGTCACTCTAACCTTGCTTATCAAGGCGCGTGCTATGGCTTTCTGTTGCTCGTAGTCAAGCGTGAATACATCCTTGGTATCAAGTACCCGTCTCATGTCTTTCTTTCGCTCTACGGCTTTAACAGAGCTGTCAGCGTCCAATTCTTTTTCGAGTGCTGACCTTTCTGCCATAAAATCACTTGACCGTTTCTGTAATTCCTCTAGTGAAATCCTATCGTCAATGTATAGATCATTAAGTCTGCTAATCTTAGCGGTCAGATTGGCAATCTGTTTCTGGTAGCTGGCCCGGTCTATCGTCTCTTTATCCGTGTTTGAAAATAGCTTGTCGATATAGTCTGAATCGGTTTGCAATTTACTGATTTCGGTTAGGACGAAGTGCTCGATATCGTCTTTGAAGTAAAAACCAGAATCGCATTTTTCATTGTTGTTATAGACAGTCACACCTTTCGTTTTTCGAGGGTGTCGCTGCTTACACTCGTATTTAACTAAGCGTGTGCCGTCTTTTCGTTTCATGCCTAGCTTGATAGCAAGCGGGGCTGAACAGTACCCGCATTGAGCAATTCCAGATAACATGTATTTAGCTTGAAATGGTCTAGGGTTGAATCGCTGGGCAGCCGTCCTCTGTCTCGTTTTGATTTCCTCTTGTGTTTTGTTGAAGTCTTCCTCTGAAATAATAGGTTCATGAGTGCCGAGGAATATCTGACCCTTAAATTGATTGTACCCACAATAGACCGGATTAGAGAGGATAACCCTAACTGTCCTATAGTTCCACTCTTTATCTTGCCCGTATTGCTCATTGAGGGCGTCTCTGAGCTTGGTTATAGACATCCCCGATAAATACCATTCAAACATTTTTCGGACGATTAGGGCTTGATATGGATTGACCGAGAGAGTGCCAGTTTCTTTGATATAATCATAGCCGTAAGATGTCTTTGCCCACTGCATAGACTTGCCGGATTTTGCCCGCCCTAGCTTGCCTAGCTGCATCCGTTCCTTGATTTGCTCCCTTTCAAGTTGGGCGAACACGCTGAGGAGCCCAATCATTGCCTTTCCGAAAGGTGTCGAGGTGTCGAAGTTTTCCAAAAGGCTGACAAACTCTATATCATTTTCCAGAAAAACATCTTCAATCAGATAGAGCGTATCTTTCTGACTACGGCTCAAACGGTCTAGCTTATACACTAGAACCGTGTCAAACAGTTTTCTCTTTGCGTCTCTTATTAGCTGCTCAAGAGCAGGGCGTTCCGTGTTAGATCCAGAAAAACCACCGTCGGTGTATATCTCATAAATATTCCAGTCCTTAATCTCGCAGTAGCTTGTCAGCTTTGCTTTCTGCTCGTCGATTGAATAACCTTCGTCAACCTGCGACGTGGTTGACACTCGGACGTAGATAGCTACTTTGTGCATTGCCATTGTGTTTGTACCTCTTTTTTGATAAAATGGGTACAGAAAAGAACACATAACCTCAATTCATTTTTCAGTGGTTATGGATTTTTTCTGTGGTGCTGCTCTATAATCAAACTTTGGCGAGGGAGATTATAGGGCTTTTTTTATTGTCTTATTTAACCTTGACTTTCATTTCTCCATTAAGTTTTTGACTTGCAATAGCACTGCCATCATCCGCCTTAATATGAAACATCGGATAACGCTCATAATTGACATTATTGATTGCAGCCCAAACATTGAAAGCCTCATGTTCTTTGGCAAGCATGCCATCAGCGAATTTTTGTAAATCGGTTTTGTCATAGTATTTATAATCGACAGGTACCGACATATACAAAATGGTATCACGATTATAAAAACCATATTGACTAATATCTACACCTTTTTCTGTCAAATCGTTTTTGAAGTATTCGATAAAGCTAGCCATTTGATCGGCGGTAACATCTTTAGGCCCATCTGAAGAACTTGATTCTTTAGTTTCGCTTTTAGATTCTTTTTCTTCGGAAGAGCTTGATTCTTTTGAAGCCTTCTCCTCACGTTGTGGGTTAGACAAGTCTGAACTACTGCTGGTTTTAGTCTTGGTCTTGGTCTTGGTTTTGGTTTTCGGCTTAGAAGAAGACGTTTGGACAGTCTTGACTGGTTCTGTCTTTGTTTCCGGGGCAATACCAGTTATTTCAAAAAACTTACCAAGTACAGCCAAACCTAATATGACAACAACCCACTTTTGCCAACGTTTTAAATTTTTCCATTTACTTAACATTTTCTTAATTCTCCTTTAGTTTCAAATATTCATTTTTTACAAAAGTCTCATCACAAATAGTGGTGAGATTATATTTTTCCATAAAGTGGACGTAGTTAAAGTCGTCCAGGGATTCGTTTTCGAGCAATCCACGGATCATGTCTCTATTAGCTTGAGCTTCATATTTCTCACGCAGTCGCTCGTAGTGTTTAGGATTGTGTTCTAGGTGCCCTAATTCGTGCAGAATGACCTTTAAACGTCTTTCGGCAGGTAAATCCCTATTGATGTAAACCACACGGTTAACAGGGTCTAGGAACCCATCTCGAGACCACTGGCTAGAGTCGAACTCACAAAGAGACACGTTGAACTGCTCAAGTAATTCTTTTTCAGGCATAAAGCCTCCATGATATTATTTGCCGAACCAGACAGGAATAGCAATACCGGCAAGAGCTACAAGAATACCAATGAACCAATAAGTAAATTCTTTTCGATTCTTGGCTTGTTCCTCAAGTTGCCTATTGGTTTGTGCTAAGAACATGTTCTCCATGCGTTGACCAAAAGTATCAAATTTAGCGTCAATCTTTTGGTCCATTATCTGGAATTTTAAGTCTAGTTCGTTTTTGGCGTACATGTCATCTAGTTTGTTTTCAATCTTTTCAATACGACGTCCTAACTGATCAGTGCGAAGAGATAGTTCAGTCTTGTCTTGATTTAAACTCTGAGCTGTTTGTTGAAGGAAGCGTTGGGTGTTTTCTTCGTTCTTTTCCAATCTTTGCTCCAGCGCTTGAATATCCAGTTCACGATACAAGTCAATAGCCATTTTTCTTACCTCATCTATTTGGTTTTGTAAGTCCATTATATCACTTGCATGGGGTGTTTGGGTGTTGATTCTTTTGTCAGGGTTTATAGAAGATACCTTAGAACGTCTAGCGCTTGCAGTGTTATTTGTTTCAGGAACATCGATATTTCGAGTATTATCCATTTATACCACCCCCGAAATAATAGTAGCAGTAAAATGTATCAGTAGCCTCACCGCCTTTGATCAAAGAGAATAACAGGAACAAATCCCCTTTTTCCATCAAAGTTAAATCAAAGGCAAAATCCCCGGCTGCTTTCCCATATCCTTCGCTATCGGGAGCCGAAATGCTCGACTCTGGTATATAGACGTTTGTAGCATGGACGGGATGAGCCTCTCCATTTGGAAAATTCGCAGTAACTACTAGTGTGTAGTTTGCTTCAGGTTGGATGTTGAAGAAATCTATAGAACAATTTAGTGCCACGCCTATTGGATAACTCGATAAATTGGTTAATGTGCTAAGCTCTTCACCACTGTCAGCTTCAAAAAGCTTGACTCCAGCGATTTTCTCTTTAAATGGGTTTGGCTTCATAGCAATACTTACCATACTATTCCCCCTTACTACTCATATAGCCCGCAATGATGCCTCGAATTGCCCGCTTATCATCCTCGGTAAGAGGTTTACCGTCGAACATCATGGCGTTGTCGATGATTTCGTCGATGTCGTGGGCGTTGGGTTGTTGTTCCTCGGTGTTTTCTGGACCGTCTCCAAAAAGGATGTAATCCGTAGAAGTCCCTAAAACTTGCGCCAGTTTTACAATCTTTGTCCCCGTTGGAATGCTAGCGCCACTTTCCCACTTTGAAATAGTCGAGTCAGACTTATACCCTAACATTTTCGCTAATTCAAGTTGACTAATACCCTTGCTAGCTCTCAAACTTTCAATTCTGCTTCCTCTTTGCTTATTCAAATCCATATCTTTCTCCTTGCTGTTTATATTAATATTATATAGTAGACTTTCCTAATTTTCAAGTTGATTTATAAAAAAAACAAAAAAACTTGAAAAAAAATCAATGAAACTGTTGACATTGAATTTAATTCAAGTTATAATGTGTTTGTAAGTTAGTTAGAGAGGAGGAACAAAATGACAGAAGTAGTTCCAAAAATTACAATCAAAGAACTCCGAGCCAGGCACAAGTTGACGCAAGAGCAATTTGCTAAAAGCGTCGGTACTACACCTCAAACGGTGAGCGCATGGGAGAAAAATCAACTTTCAATTTCTCCTAAGAATATGGTTGCTATTTGTAATAAATACCACATCCAGTCTTCTGATTTGTATGGTATCTGATATTTTTTTTACAACAAAACTTGAATTTAATTCAAGTTGAAAAGTAAATGAGTACGCAGTTCTTTGAAACGCATTAACAGCGCCTTAGGTTATAGTTCAAACCTAATTAAAACAACGTAAAGTAATTTAAATAAAAATGAAAGGAACAAACATGAAACCAAAACGATATCCATATAGTGGGAAATCAAAAACCTCAACTATTGAAATAGTCAAGGCTTGGGAAAATATCTATTCAGACTTTATTGTCAAAAGCCAAAAAGAACAAGAAAAGTCTGAACAGGAGTTGGATAAAGCTATTCATGAGCTTTATCAGTAATATCATTGAGAATTTTAGTTGCCTTTTGATTAGCAAGAACATCCACTTGCATATCCTTGGCATTTAACAACTTCTCAACGACATCTATAACAGCTGGCGTCGCAACTTCAGCTGGATTCTTCTCAATGAATTCGGCTATTAGGTTGTAACTAACCTGCTTTAAACTTTCAAAGTCGTTCATAGAATTTTCTCCTTTCCGTAATGTTTGACTTGCGATTTTCATAAGGAGTAGAGAAGTCTTATTCAACCGTTTGTCATGTATATAATTATATCAGAAAGGGTAGAATGACACAATATGTTGTGTTCTAAATACAATCAAACACTATATATTGTGTTTTGGAATTGAATATGAAAAAAACTTTAAGCAAGTTACTGATTGACAGAGGAATGACAGTCACAGAGTTAGCTGAAAAGACTGGTATCAGCTATAACACGTTGATGAACATCGGAAAGAGAGACCTTTCTTTCAGTAGAATGGCGAAAGTCGCTGACGCTTTAGATGTCAGTTTAGACGAATTCAGAAAGGATAATACATGAATAATTTAATCAATATAACTTTAAATGAAAATCAAGAGCCTGTTGTTTCAGGTCGTCAACTTCATCAAGCCTTAGGAGTTAAGACACCATATTCAATGTGGTTTGACCGAATGGTTGAATATGGCTTTACAGAAAATCAAGATTTTTTGCTTAACAATTCTGTGAAGCAAACAGGACGAGGCGGACACAACAAAATTGACCACGTCCTTAAATTGGACATGGCGAAAGAAATCGCAATGATTCAGCGAACAGATAAAGGCAAGGAAGTCCGAACTTACTTCATCCAAGTTGAAAAGGACTTCAACAGTCCAGAAAAAATCATGGCAAGAGCATTGCTCATGGCTGACAAGAAAATCAAGCTCTTGGAAAGCCAAAATGAAAACCTCTTGCTTGAGTTGGAAGAAGCGAATAAAAACGCTGATTACCTAGACTTGATTTTGCAAACCAAAGACAGTCTGACCATCACTCAAATCGCTCAAGATTACGGGGTTTCAGCACGCAAGATGAACCAACTCTTGAAACAAGAGCGTATCCAACGCATCGTCAATGGTCAGTGGGTACTATATGCCAAATACCTTGGCAAAGGTTATATCTCAAGTCGAACATTCGACTACGTTGGTAAGGACGGAAAACCCCACAGCAATATGACAACGGTCTGGACACAACTTGGAAGACGTTTTATATACGACAAATTGAAAGCTATCGACGTCCTGCCAATTATCGAACAAGAAGATTGAGGACATCACCTTGACGGCACTAGTGAGCTAGCGGGGCAACAATTCAGTTGAAACGTAAGCAATACCATTAGATGATTTGATTTTATAATGACTCCTAAAAATAAAATCCAAAAGTCCTCGCTAGTTCTCCAGTGTCGCCAAGGCAACAAAAAAGGCTGACCCCTGCCAGAGTCAGACCCTAAGATATTGAAACAAGGTAATTATATCATGGAAAAACAAAAATGGGAACCAGTCATTATAAACATTATGGCAGACGGTTCCAGAGTTGATGATCTAACTAAGTACACGATACCGGCAGGGCATAGCTACTACGATATCATGGCAAGCATTTACCAGAAAGGAGCATAACCGAATGAAGTATATCTTTCACCAACGATAAAAAAAACTATACGTGCATGAACAACGAGTTTTTGCAAGACGCCAGCTTGAGTTTACAAGCTAAGGGTTTACTTGCTGAAATCTTGATAAATAAAAGCGATTGGAGAGTTTATCTTTCAGAACTCGAAAAGAGGTCAACCAATGGGAAAAGCTCGCACCGTTCAGCGTTTGAAGAATTAAAACACAAACGTTATGTCGTGGTTTTCCGAAAAAGCAAGGGCTATAAAAAAGGTTTTGAAATAGTTGTATGTGCATCAGACATACCCATGACAGACGAGTTTATAGAATACCTTGATAAAAAGTTATCCACAGAGTTATCCACAGGTAGCCTTAAAAATTCATAGTTCGATAAATGGAATTTCCATTAATTCATACGATGATAATTCATAAGTTGAAAATTCATACGATGAATAATTCAACCGATGAAAATTCATACGATGAATAATCGGACACTAACAAATACTAATATATAACAAGTACTAATATATAACAATATGGTGCTACGCACACTAACCAACAACAATCTAGAGCCTACCGGCACTAACTAGTAATAACTACTAACTGATAACAATACAGTAATCATAGTTAGAAGAATAAGAGAGGTAAAAATCATGAAAAAACTTATCAATTGGATTTGGTCTAGCAAGCAAAACGAACAAGTGGAAACTCACGTTATTGAACGCTATCAAATGATTGACGAAAAAGCACGCATTTACAACAAAGCTCATGGGTTGCCATTAGATCAGCTGGTGGGGTAATTCATGAAGCTACTAAGAAAACTATTTTCCAAGAAAAAACCTAAAGAGCCAGAATACTTTTTCGATGTGGTGGAGACGCCTGAAGAAAAGAGCGAACGGCTCAAACAGAAATATATTAAATAGCAACACCTTTCAACGTGTAGCCACGGCCCTGCCGTGAAGTGTAACTTATACCCATAATTTTTCCCCCAAAAAACTTTACTAAGTTACTTTTTTCCTAATATTCCCATTACAGTCTAATAAAACATTGAAACACGACACGGTAGGGCTTTGGGTGCACGTTGAAGGCACTAAAAAAAGCACAGGTAAGGGCCTGTGCAAGAAAATTATACCAAGGAGATTATACCATGAAAACACAAACAATTGCAAAACCAAGTTTTACTAAATCTAAAGCCTATGGCTTGTGCGGAACACTAGCTCTTGCTACTGCATTGCTAATCGGTGCAGGATCAGTATCAGCAGACGAAACTACTCAACCAGTGGCAGACACTCAACCAGCGGTGTCTAATGTGTACACAGCGGACAATTCTGGCAATGTCACTGTGACACCTAGCGAAACAGTGGCACCAGTCGAAACACCAGCGGTTGCTACAGAAGCACCAGCAACAACTACAGAAGTAGCACAACCGGTAGCTGAAACACCGGCAGCACACACAAGCGTAACTAAAGAGGGTGACACAATTACAGTGGAAAACCCTAATGTTGAAGTAACTTTCCCTAATGGAACTGGTAAATACTCACCATTCGAGGTCGAGTATAAAGATATTGAGTTTCCGGATAGCATGGCTATCAACGAAGGAGACAAGGTAGTAACTGAGTTGCCTAAAGAGATTGGCTTGCAAACTAGCTTTGATTTCGATGTTTACAACAATGAGAATGTTGTGGGAAAAGCTAACGCCGATGCTCAAACACGAGTGATTACTACGACATTCAATAATTACTTTACTGAACATCCATTGAATAAAAAGATGTCTTTGAAATTCGATGCTAAATGGCTTGATGTCGTTGAGCCTGGCAAACCAGTGACAGTCAATTTCGACGGTACTGTTAAGACATTCACTATTGCAGAGGAAGGGCCACTTCCAACTGATGAGCTCTTGTCTAAATGGGGTAGTCAAAATAAAGACAACCCACAAGTTATCAACTGGACATTGCGTCTGAACACGGCTCGTCAGGTCTTGAACTATGCAAAATTGCAAGATACTTGGTCAGACAATCAAGAATTTGTGGACGGCTCACAGAGTATCTACTTTGTTGAAGATCCTGTTAAGTGGACTGGCATTGACTATTCAGCTAAGGATTACCTTGAAAGCTGGAATGTCCGAGCAGACGGGTTCGATGCGAAATTCAAAGAGTTTAACCGCATCATGTACATCGACTATCAAACACGTTTGAAGTCAGCGGTTAAAGATAGCACTAACCCAACCAACAAGGCTACATTGGTAGCGGTAGATGCTGGGGCTATCTCAACATCTAAGGTGCAATTAGTAGGCGGACGTGGTGATGCCAGCGGTGAAAACAAGCCAGAACCAACCTTTGAAATTCCGCACGACGCACCAAAAGTTGACATCCCAGAATTTGAGGGCGGTATCCCTGGTATTCCAGAGGTACGAGAATTGCCGGAATATACAGAGCCTATCGGAACCGTTCCAAACGACGCTCCAGTTTTGGATAAACCAGAATGGAACGGCGGAACAGTGCCAAATGAAGCGCCAGTACATTACAAACCTGAATTCCAAGGCGGCATTCCAGGGATTCCGGAAGTTCGTGAGCTCCCACCATTTGAAGGCGGAGTGGTTCCTAATGACGCTCCTATCTTGGACTTGCCAGAGCTTGAAATTCCAGTGGAACCAGAAAAACCAAGCACGCCTAAAGAGGCACCTAGCAAGCCCGTAGACGCTCCGAAAGCCAAAGAGGTAGAAACTACCAAGGTATCTTATAACTTTGATTCTGAGTCAAAAGAGGTGGCAAATACGCCGGTTTACCGTGCTACTTTGCCAAACACTGGTGAAAAAGAAGGTATTGCTAGCACTTTGGGATTGGTAGTGATTGCTGCCGGTATCACTGCTTTAACTCTTGGCTTCAAGAAGCACAACGAATGTGAGGAATAACAACCATGAAAGAAAACAATAAAAACATCGTACTCTACAGCGCTGAAAAGGATGGCTTTCTTACGAGCTATAAAGACAAAGGGAACATAGCGTTTACAGCGACTTTTGATCCCCGACTTTGGAAAGCGCTACAGCTACCAATCGAACCATACGAAAAACAAAAAGCTGGCATTGACAAGCTTGCTGAAGTGTTTGACTGCGAAGTGCTTATCGTAGAAGCTGAATACAACGTAACTAAACTTGACGGCTCGGACTTTGAACGCACGGAGCGTGAAGAATCCATGGAGGATAGGATTGGAGCACTCCTAAACTTATTGACGAACTAACAGAACATGAAGTGGTGGGAGGGCAGGCATTAAACATGGAACGAGAAACTTATGAAGTCGATAGCCGTTGGCGAAACAAGTACATGAATTTAGGTCGAGAGCTGGGCGAGATTATCAATAGTCAGCAAGACAGAATCTTGTCGCTAGCTCAAGAAAACACCAAGCTCAAACGGGAGCTATGGAACTTAAAAAGTCGAAGGGCAGGAAATGGCTCTAAAATCGCTTGTAACCGTCCTAAATAATCTAGTGGCACAATTACACTAGAGAAACGGTAAAACGGCAAACAACCCCCAAAATTTGAGAATTAGGGGCATTTAAAAAGGATATGATATGGAAGATATGACATTCACAGAGCTGCAGCAACGAATGCAGCTTGAAAAGAAGCAAGAGCGGAACGCTAAGTACGCATCACGGCACGCCGAGGATATTTATAACACATTTAAAAGTTTGAAATCAAATTGGAGTGTCGTAGTCAATTATGAATTGGTCGAGTTTGCAAATAAGGCCTTTATCAAGGCCATTGCAACGGCATCTAATCGAGAAGAGAAAGAGCAAGCTGTAGCATTTGCAGAGCTGTCTCCAGTGCCGATTTTGAAAACTCGTAACGGCGACTTAAAACAAATGACTGAGCCGCAATGGACAGGAGCGGTGCAATCCTACGCCGGCAAATATGCCTTGCAGTCGTTGTTCGCAATTGGCGACCAGGATGTGGATCATTTTGAAGTATCGGATGATAGTTTGCGTCAAAACCGAACTCACAACCCACAACCACATCAGAATCAACAACCTAACTTTATTAACAACGAGCAGCATGACGTTATCATGCAGCTAATCAATGAATTAGCTCTAATTACTGGTCAAGCAGTCGAAACAGTAGCCAAGTATTATCTTGGAAAATACAAACTTAATGATTTCCATGAGTTGCTGGTGCCAGGATTCGACGTGGTAACTAACGACATTCAAACACAAATTAACAATCGGAAGGGGTAAGACATGAAAGATGTAACAAACAATTTCTTGGAGACAATCGAACCGGTCTATACACCGGGAACAATCAACTTTGATTTTGACAAATTCGATGCAGCTATCCAGGCGGCAGTTAGTGAGTTGTCGGATGAACAACTTGATAACTTGGAATATGACGAAATCAAGAAAGAAATCACACGCTACAAAGGGCTTTACGACAAGTTAGAAACGAAACGCAAAGACATTGCTAAAGTCTACAAAAACCCCTTAACTGAGTTCGAAGATGATTTGAAGAAGTCATGCGAACCGCTAAAAGGGCTTCTTAATACCTTGCGAGCAAAACGTGACGAAATTGACGAACATCAAGAAATGCTACGAGTTGACCACGTTAGGTCAGTATTTGAGGAAAAGTGCGAACTTGCTGGACTTGATAAGGACACATTCAAGGATAAGTACGCTGAGTTCTCTTTGAAGGGATGCTTCAAAACTAAGAAGATGGAACTTAAGAAGGAGACAACGGAAAAGATTGACGCTTTGGTTTTAGCCGAGTATGACCGACTTGAAGAATACAAGGCTAACACTGCCATGGTTGAAGAACAAGCCCTTGATTATGAATTGCCATCAGACCCGTACACTAGAGCATTGCAGAACGGCACACCTCTAGTTGAAATCCTCAAGCAAATGAAAAAAGACCGTGATGCAGCTATTGAATGCAAGCAACAAGTGGAAGCTAAAAAGCAAGCAGAAGCGGCACGCCTAGCAGAAATTGAAGCAATGGCCCAACAGTCAGCTAACGAGGAAATCAAGGCAGTCAATGCTGAAACCGGCGAGGTTATCGAAGACGCTAAACCAATCGAGGAAGTGCCTAGCAAGCCCGTCGAGCCGTACAAGGTCAATCTTGCTCTTACATTCCACGGAGGTGAGAATCAATGGCACCAATTCGCTAAGCTACTTGATGATAACTTTGTAAATTATGAAATTTTAGGAGAAAATCAATGATTAATTCGACCGTCCTTGTTGGTCGCCTCACCCGTGACCCAGAACTAAAATACACCGACAACAATATCGCAGTAGCATCTTTCAGTCTTGCGGTTAATCGCAACTTTAAAGACGCTAACGGCGAACGTGAAGCTGACTTTATCAATTGCGTTATCTGGCGTCAGCAAGCTGAGAATTTGGCTAACTGGGCTAAAAAAGGCGCATTGATTGGCATTACTGGACGCATTCAAACTCGTAGCTACGAAAATCAGCAAGGTCAACGTGTGTATGTAACTGAGGTTGTCGCTGAGAACTTCCAAATGCTAGAAAGCCGTGCAACTCGTGAGGGTGGCAATGCTAATGGTGGTTATAATCAGCAACCACAACAGCAAGTACCGAATAATTCAAGAGGTGGCGCCCCATTCGGTAATTCAAACCCAATGGATATCAGTAGTGATGATTTACCCTTCTGAGAAAGGAAAAATAAATGGAATTTAAACCAATAAAAGGTTACGAGGGCGTTTATGAAGCGTGTTCAGATGGAACAATTTGGACATGCCACGGAAAAACAACTTACAGCAACTACCACGGGAAAATTAAAAAGCGTGTGTGGAAGCGTAGACAGATAAAACCCCAGATACAAAAAAGGGTCAGAAGTAAACATAGCGATAAAAGGGTTAAGCTATGGAAGGGCAAAAGAATGAAAACACATCTAGTGAGCAGATTAGTTGCCACAGCTTTTATACCAAATCCAGAAAACAAAGGATTTGTAAACCATAAAAACGGAAACCCTTTAGACAATTCCGTAGAAAACCTTGAATGGACGACAAGGAGTGAAAATCAGCTACATGCTTTGAAAACAGGTTTAATGAGTGCGAGCAAAAAAGTTAAATTAAAAAGTTTGGCGAACGGCAACGAATATCAATTTTGTAGCTTGGCGGAAGCCAGTCGTTTTTTAGGGAAAAGTCATGGATTTTTAAGTCGAAAACTAAAAGATGGCAAAAATATAAAGGGCTACGAAATCACTTTAGTTTAGAAAGATAGTGAAGCATGAAAATGACTTTAAATATCGAACCAAAACCGCAAACAAGGCCACGATTTAGCAAATTCGGAACCTATGAAGACCCTAAAATGAAGGCATGGCGACGTCAATGCTCGCAACTCATCGAGCAAGAATATGATGGGCAATTCTTTGACGGCCCGATTATGGTTGATGTCACTTTTTACATGAAAGCACCTTTGAGCATATCAAAAAAGCCTACACCAAAGGCTAGAGCTAAAACGTGGGACAGATTCAAGAAATTCACAGCTGAAAGACTTTGGCATGCTAAAAAACCCGACGTTGACAATCTGGTAAAAGCACTCTTTGACAGCATTTCAAATGCTGGTTACAACAAAGTGGATAAGAAGGGGATTGTCTGGACGGATGATAGTATTGTATGCGATTTAAGAGCTCGCAAGAAGTACAGTCCTAACCCACGCACTGAATTTGAAATTAGGGAGCTGGAATGAAAAGCAAAGTTAAAGACAAACTAGTCGGTATCTACGCTCCAGGGAATTACGACCACACAAGCGTACTAGACCAGACGCAAGCATTTTCAAGGTGGTTTTGGTCTAATCGTAAAGACATGGAACTTATCAGCGTTAAGCTAGGTATCGATATCAAGAAGCTTAATCGCATCTTAACGCTGGAGCAATTACCGGACGAAGAATTGTTAAGAAAGATGGTCGAGCTATGCAATGGTTAAGACGATTTATAGCAAAGAATCCGGCAAAGGTTTTCAGAGAAGGGCCGGAACCGATGATAAATATGAGGTGTAAAGTAATGAGACGAAAAGTAAAGATATTTACTGGAAAAAACGTAAAAGATGGATTGGATGAAAAAATAAACAAGTGGATTGAAGAAAACGGATTTGAATTACTAGATGTCAGAGTTGATTGCGACATTGATATGAATTATGGAATTGTGCAATACACAGCTACAGTAATTTATAAAGAAAGAAGCGAGGGTTGAATTATGACAAATATTAGATTACAAAATCCAAACATGGATGAAACTATCAAGGTCAAAGAGGGCTATAAACTCATTCGTGACATGCTGGAATGGCTTGGGCGAGGAAATATAGATTATCTTCAATTGCAGCAGATTGAGCCAGAAGAAAGAATAATAACTATCAGCCCTAAGAATTTCGCAAAGATTGATTACTATGAGGCGGAGGAAGTAGAGAATGAAATATAAAGTTATCGTCTACTACGACAATATGCCAGACAGTGAGCATATTTTTAGCAACAAGAACGACGCTATCAACGAATTGCACCGTTTACGAGGTGTTAAGTATCGCAATTCTAGGATGTATACAGTGGAGATGGTGGAATGTGATGAATGAGTTAGATTACGTAAAAAGCATGTTTGATAAATACATTTCTGAGTGTGAAAATCTTTCTAAAGAACCACCGAACGGGTGGACGGAATCGGCAGCTAATAAATCAAAAATCAAACGTCTGGGAATTGAACTTAGGCAAGAGATGATTGACTTGGAACGAAAATATTATGTGTGAGGTGGAAGCATGAACAAATTAAGTAAAATGGCAATTATTGCTGTAAGTGGTTTATTATTTTTAACTGGTTGCTCAGAGGCAAATAGAGTATCTGAAAATTTATCTATGGAGTCGGATAACTTTAATGTTGTTCGAAAAGTAACGGTTATTGATGCTATTACAAATGACGTAATGTTCCAAATGAGCGGTAGGATGTCCATCAAGGCTGATACTCATGATAAACAACTTGAGATTGTTGTAGAAAATGGGAAGAATAAATATCAAAAACATATTATCGGTTTGTCAGATAATGTCTCTTATGTAGTAGAAGATGTTGAAGTACCGAATGTTTCAAAATACAAATATGAGATCAATTACAACCCTAAAATGTGGGTGCCTGCAAAGCTTAAAAATGTTGATTAAGGGAGTTGGTCGAATGTATGGATGGAGGAAGTTGATGATTAGAACGAAGTTTCTGGTAGAGAAATATGACGGAAGAAGCACTAAAGCGATTAAAGGGATAGATGAATTGATTAATGATTTCATCGATGAAAACCCAAAAATTGAAATTATGGATATCAAATATCAATCTAACATATCAGCAATAGGCTTTCTTTACGGATACGATACATCAGCACTGATTATTTATAGACAACCCGAAAAATCAAGGTTAGGGATAGAATTTGGAGAAGAAGCATGATGAACAAAAATGAAGCAGTACAGAAGCTAGCAACAGTAGGACGACTTTCAATAGCCCACGCTGAAGACCTTTATGATTCATTCTTTCCGAAACCAGTCGTTCCGCAATGCGTTGTGGATTGGTATGAGGAGCATAAGGATGAGTTCGAAGTAAATCTATTTCAAGCTGTCTATGAGGCTTCAGATGGCTACACTGTTGACTCGACAAACAAGTTTTGGCATTGGTTGATGTCTAAGGATATCGATGCACTCACAATTCTCGTCAACATGCACCAGTTTGGCTACGAGGTAGAGAAAGAACCTAGATATACGGTCAGAATCAAAGGAATTAAGGGAGATAGGGGCTATTTGAACTGTGACAGATTTTCAAATACGTGGTCTTTTGAAGATGACGATACAAGTTTGGATAGATTCAGAGTAACACACACACACAAAGAACTAGAAGACGCTGATTTTGGCTGGGTATTTGACTGTCCAGGCATTGAAATTGAAGAGGTGGAGTGAATGAAGATTAAAGATTATAAATACACACCCGATAAAATTACCTACACTGCTTGTTATGACGGCTTAGAAGCAAAAATCATTCACGAACGCACAAGATTTGGCGTTAGCACTATGAATGTTGCAAATTTTTTAGAAGAAGTGTCTATATACAGCTTTGAAGATGCAGACGCAATCGAATGTTTCGTAGAATTTCAAAACAACTTATTACTCGAAGATGTCGAGTTTGAAATCGAGAATGCGAAAAAGGTGGACGATGGAAACGATTAAATTCATTTTGGCGTTCGTAGCTGCGGTTTATGCTTGGCGCACGCTGTTTGGAAAGGGAGACTGATAAATGATTAAAACACACGAAATAGTGACTGATAACATAGACCGTCCTTATAAGAGAATCGATGATTTAATTGGAGAATTTTTATCACGACACAAAAACATCGATCTAGTAGATATTAAATATCAAGTTAACACGTACATAGTCGGATATGACGTTGTCCATAGAACGTCAGCATTGATTATCTATAAATGGAGGTAACGGATGAACAATCTTAAACTGTTGCGGAAATCAAGGGGAATGACAAGAGTGGAGTTAGCCGAAAAAATTAGGGTTACAAAATTGACCATTCTTAATTGGGAACACGGCACCCATGAAATCAAAGGAAGTAATGCTAAGAAGTTAGCTGACTACTTCGGTGTATCAATCCCTTACTTACTTGGTTACGACACTAATAACACATTTTCAGAGTTAATCACTAAGGTCAACGAGTGGGCTATTAGTCACGGGCTGGACAAAGGCAATCCTAAAGTCGAATGGATGAAAGTCACTGAGGAAGTAGGCGAGATTAGAGACGTGTTTCTAAAGCCGCACGATTTCGTTAACCCAGAATGGTCGCTAAAAGACGCCATAGGCGATTCTATTGTTACGCTAATAGTTTTATGCCTGCAGCTTGGCTACGACGTTGAGGAGTGCCTAACAATCGCTTATAACGACATTAAAGATAGAAAAGGAGTGATGATTGATGATAACTTTGTCAAAGAAAAAGCGAGACAACCAGTTGTGGATTGCAACGGCTCTACTACTAATTTCACTAGCCATTAACGTGACTACTGTTCTACGAGTGGTCAACCGACCAATCGAAACCGTGGTTATCCACAAGGCAGACAATGCAGTGGAATTACACGGAAAAATCACCGGCAAGGGAATGGTTGGGAAACTCTACACGATTGATTGTGGGGCGTATGGTAAATTCCTAGTGAGTAAGGAGCAGTATGATTCTGTACAGGTTGGGGATGATATCCCTAGTTATTTGAAGGAGAGAGGACAATGATTCCAAGATTTAGAGTGTGGGACGTTGAATTAAAATCGATGAAGGAAGTAATGGATATTGATTATAGACTGGAATGTGTTGAGTTGTCCGATTCCGATGGAGATACATATATACAAGGTTTCAGCAACATTAAACTCATGCAATCGACGGGCTTGAGAGATAAGAGTGAGAGAGAAATCTTCGAAGGGGATATTCTTAAAGTAACCAACCTATCAAGCTGGTTGGAAGTTGTATCCTTTAACAAAAATAAGGCAATGTTTGTTTCCAAGGAAACTAAAAGAGAAGTCGAAGAAACCCCTCTATACGATTTATTTAACACGGATATCTTCGAAATTGAAATTATCGGAAACATACACACAAATCCAGAGCTGGCAGAGGTGAGCTCATGAGCAAAACCTACAAATATTCAGGGCTGACACCAGAGTTACATCAACGGTTAGTGGATGAGCATGCGGCACTGAAAGAAGCACATCCAAGGGATTACAAGCAGTATTTTCAAGAAGTGCGACAGTGCAGTGAGGGACAAGCGATTATCATTTTGCAAGCACTCAACAGTGCAGTCGTTGAACGTGCGAGGATCTCACCTCAAACTGTCGATAGGCTAGAAGGTATCATTTCAGACGAGCTTTATCACGACCTTAAAGAGTATCTGGCCAAGAATTACACAAGAGGTAAAACCACGCGCCCATTTTTGGATAAAACGAACGCAGGACTGCCAGAGGAACTGTTCAAGCGTTTCCGTGAGGAAGTTGAAGCGCTAAGAAAGACTTATCCTAACAGCATTGTCAAGCATATTATGGACGTTAAGGAATGCACGAAGAAAGAAGCTACGACAATCCAAAGCGCCCTCAATTGTTGCTATGTGGAAAAAGCCGCCCTAACACCGCTCAAGGTCATTCAAATGGAAGGAATGCTATCGAGAGGGTTATTCAGCGAGATTATTGATTATGTATTTAATAACTATGAATGGAGCGAGAAATTGGACAATGAGGTTGGCCGCATAACCTTGGAATACCGAACTAAAGGCGATTTGGGGCGTAATAAAGCTAGCGTTAAGCGTGCACTATATACAGCGCTAGCTATGGGCTTGTGAGGGTTCGACTCCCTTGCTAGCTATTACCAGTCAAATAAATAATTAGAATCGAGGAGCCTTTTGATTTCTTTTCATTCAAATCAGCAGAAGCGTGACTGGTCGTGGATGCACCCAAATCCAGTAAATAATAAGTTATAGAATCGAGGAATCCTTTTACACTTTGTTTACAAATCTAAAACGCATTACTGGTGGCGTGATTATTCAAGGCTTATGCCTGCAAGTAGATATAGGTCAGAAATCTCCATAATTCATCCGACTTAATTCTTGTATTATTTCAAAAACGAAAGGGGAATATCCCCGATAATGATTTCACTATATCTAGGCTGTCAAGGGTTCGACTCCTTTGCCAGTCATTGTCTGTCAAACACTAAAAAAAGAAAAATAGATTTTTAGTGGCTTGAACACTTTTTTAACACCGGGCAAGCTGACAGACCTTGCTCAACAAACCCAGCAAAATTAAGAAAAAAGGATGTGAAACACCCTCTTTCTTATCGATGTCGCATTACTAAAGAAGCCAAAGATCTTGCTGGTGTCAATGGCTAGGAAGGAGGTGATAAAAGGCTTGAGAAACACCCCAAGAATAAATACGTATTCTATCTTTTCAATAAAGTCTCTTAACGTTTCTTGAGCTAAAATAAAAAAGACCGACACGATGGCCGGCACTCTTTGAAAGTCAACACTACTATTATACCAAAGAGGACAGAACAATGCTATTGCCGGAAATTGATGAAAAAGCAACTATCAAACGTTGCAAGCGCAAACTTCGAGAATACCCAAGATGGCGAGAGATTGCACACGACGGAGCTGAGCAGAAAATCACACAGGAATTCACATTTATGCCAAGAGGTGGTAGTGGAGTGAGTAGACCGGTGGAAAATATCGCAGTTAGGCGTGTCGATGCAATGAACGAGCTAGAAGCCATAGAGCAAGCAGTTAGCGGGCTATATCGTCCAGATTATCGCAGAATACTGATAGAGAAATATCTAGCTTATCCACCTAAACCAAACTGGCAAATCGCCCAAGCAATCGGGTTTGAAAGAACAGCCTTTCAAGAATTGCTAAATAATGCTATCCTAGCATTCGCAGAATTATACAGAAATGGTCAATTAGTCGTTGAACGCTGATATTTCGGTATTTTGACGGATAAAGCACGGTATCTTACAAGTGTTTAAAGTGGTATTATTATATTATCGAAGAAAAACGGAGACAACTCATTTTGTGGGTTGTCTTTTTTATGCACAAAAATCTAGCAGTGAAGGAGGTGGATATATTGGGCTAAATCAACGACAGAAACTATTTGCTAGTGAGTATATCAAGTTAGGCAATGCGACACAAGCTGCTATCAATGCTGGATATAGCGAAAAGACGGCAGGGCGTATCGCTGGGCAAAACTTGAAAAAACTTGAAATTAAACGCTTTATCCAAGCCGAAATCGAAAAAATGCACGACGAGAATATCATGGATGCCAAAGAAGCCCTGTCCATCCTTTCCGACATTGCTAGAGGCAAGCGTGATGAAGAAGTTATCATGATGAACCCAGTCAGTGGCGAGGTCGAGCGTATCATGAAGAAGGCTGACAATAACACGGTTATCAAGGCAATCACTGAAATCTTGAAACGCTATCCAACAGCTAAACAAGCTGAGAAATTGCAACTTGAGATTGAAAAACTCAAATCTCAAATCGGTGGTGATGAAGGGCAAGATGAGAAAATCGCTGGTTTCCTCGATATTATCAAAGGAGCGGTAAGCGATGGACTTGACTAAGCTCTACACGAAACGGCAATTAGACGTACTTAACTACATTTGGAATCACGATTGGTTTATCTGTGGGCTTCATGGCGCTAAACGTGCTGGTAAGACCATAGTTAACAACGACACGTTTGTAACCGAGTTAAGCCGTGTCAGAAAGATTGCTGATCGTTTAGGTGTGGATGAGCCTATTTACATTCTAGCGGGCACATCTTCGACTTCTATTCAAAATAACGTATTGCAAGAACTCTACAACAAGTACGGCTTCGAGCCTAAGTATGATAAGCATGGCTCGTTTGTGTTTTGTGGTGTTAAAGTTGTCCAAGTGTACACTGGATCAATCAGCGGTCTTAAACGTGCCCGTGGTTTCACAGCATTCGGGGCTTATGTCAACGAGGCGTCACTAGCTAACGAGATTGTTTTCAAAGAGATTATCTCACGGTGTTCTGGTGAGGGTGCTCGAGTGGTATGGGATAGCAACCCAGACAACCCTAATCACTGGCTGAATCGAGACTACATCGGCAAGAACGATGGCAAGATTATTGATTTCAGCTTCAAGCTCGATGATAACACTTTCTTATCAAAACGCTATATCGATTCAATCAAAGCAGCAACACCAAAGGGAAAATTCTACGATAGAGATATCTTAGGGCTTTGGACAGTGGCAGAGGGTGCTATCTACGCCGGTTACGACAGTAAGATACACGTAGTTGATGAGTTACCAGACATGAGGCGCTACTTTGCAGGGATTGACTGGGGATATACTCACTATGGATCTATTGTGATTGTCGGTGAAGGTGTGGATAACAATTACTACCTCGTTGATGGCGTGGCTTCACAGTTTAAAGAAATTGATTGGTGGGTAGAGCAAGCTAGGAAACTAACTGACATCTACGGCAATATCCCGCTCTATGCCGATAGTGCCCGTCCAGAGCACGTAGCACGATTTGACAATGAGGGTTTTGATATCAGTAATGCTAATAAGTCAGTGATTGCTGGTATCGAACTTATCGCTAAGTTGTTTAAAGAACGCAAATTATACGTTAAGCGAGACTTTGTGCCTCGTTTTTTTGACGAAATATTTCAGTATCGTTGGAAAGAGAACAGCACAAAAGACGAGCCGTTAAAAGAGTTTGATGATGTGCTGGATAGTGTGAGATATGCTCTCTATTCAGACTATGTTGTTAACAGCACAGAGCGAGCAAGTTATGATGATTTGATAGATATGTTTAGTTAAGGAGGAAGAATGGAACAGACAGTATTTGTCGACAGTACCGGGCAATCGCATGTTTTGAATCTGCGATTTCATCGAGAATCACGCACAAAGTACCGTGCTAAAAGTGTTGATGACTTAAAGAAAGATAACTGGGCATTGCTCAAGAATTTCATTAACCATCACAAATTGCGTCAACGTCCAAGAGTTCAGGAGTTGTTTGATTATGCCAGAGGGGATAATCACAGCGTTCTCGAAGCTGGGAGGCGCAAGGATAAAGAGATGTCCGACAAACGTGCCGTCCACAACTATGGACGCATGATTAGTAAATTTAAGACGGGATATCTAGCTGGTAATCCTATTCGGGTTGAATACGACGATAGTGTCAGCGGTTCGCAAAACGACGAAGCAATCAAGGAAATTGGACGAAACAACGACATTGATACGCTGAATCGCAATCTTATCCGAGATTTATCACAAGTTGGGCGTGCTTACGAGCTGATTTATCGTAGCGAGGACGACCAGACACGTATCAAGCAGTTAAGCCCTCTTAATACGTTTATTATTTATGACAATTCGCTTGAAGACAATTCATTAGTAGCAGTTAGATACTACAGTGCTGATTTATTCTCTGACGCACATCAAACCGTTGAAGTATACACTTCAACAAATATTCACGTTTTGGATTACTCGGAAGATCTAAAAGAGGTTTCTGTCACTGCTCATGCTTTTGGCACAGTTCCAATCACGGAGTATTTGAACAATACTGATGGCATTGGCGATTATGAAACTGAGCTCTATCTGATTGACTTATACGATAGTGCAGAATCGGACACAGCGAATCACATGAGTGACATGGCTGACGCTATCCTTGCCATCTATGGTGACATGCGGTTGCCTGCAAATATGAAGCCGGAAGACATGAAAGCTAAACGGTTAATGCAATTGGTTCCACCGAAGGCTGCAGACGGTAAGGAAGGGACGGTTAAGGCTGAATATCTAACTAAGTCTTACGATGTGTCTGGCGTTGAAGCGTACAAGACTAGGCTGGATAAAGATATTCATACTTTTACTAATACGCCCGACATGGCCGACGAGAATTTTTCAGGCAATACCTCTGGCGAAGCAATGAAATACAAATTGTTCGGGCTTGACCAAGACCGCGTTGAGACTCAATCGCAGTTTACAAAAGGCTTGAAGCGTCGATATCGTTTGGCTAGTCGTGTTGGTGAGTTGGTCAAAGAATTCAAAGCGTTTGATGAAAATTTCTTGAGAATAACATTCACACCGAATCTGCCGAAATCATTATCCGAGCAAGTATCTATTTTGACTGGCCTTGGTGGTCAAGTATCACAAGAAACTGCTCTTAGCTTATCTGGTTTGGTCGAGAGCCCAGCTGAGGAACTCGATAAAGTGGATAAAGAGGTGTCTAAAATCGATTTTAAGGGGTATTCTAGCGAGTTTAACGGTCAAGTGGGTAAATATGCCGACGACGAAGAAGAAACGCATACGAGCGATTCTATGAGGTCTGATGAATGACATATTGGTCAGAACGTGCTCAGAAAGAACGAGAAGCAAGCAATAAAAAGGGTGAAGCTGAGTTTAAGAAAGAACTCGAAGCGCTATATAATTTGCAACTTTCACAGTTGCGAAAAGAACTAGATGCTTATGTCCAAAATTTCGCTGACAAGAATGGATTAACTGTCAGCGATGCCAAGCGAAGAGCAGACAGTTTTGACGTTAAGGCATTTGAAACTAAAGCCAAACAGTATGTAGCCGACAAGGATTTCAGTCCAGAGGCAAACAAGGAGCTTCGAGACTACAACTTTTCTATGTCTGTTGGTCGTCAAGAGCTTCTTATCCAAGAGTTAGAACTCGAACTATTGGTTTTATCTGAAGGTGAACGTCAATTAACTAACGATTATCTGACGAATGGCTATAAGAGCGAAATTGTAAGAGGAAGCCTGCTTGATCAGACGGTGCCTAGCAAGAAAATACTTGAAAAGTATATGACGACGGCTGTTAACGCTAATTTCGAAGGCGCTAAATGGTCGGAGCGTATCTGGAAGAGACAGGAACAATTGCGCAATTTGGTCAAAATGGAAGTGACTAGGGCACTCATTCGAGGAGAGAACGGCATAACCATCTCTCAGAGAATCCGCAAATACATGGATGTCTCTCGCACTGACGCTGAACGATTGGCAATCACGGAACATGCTAGAGTTCAGACACTAGCTCAGCAAGATATCATGAAAGAGAATGGCTTCGAGTATTTTAAACTCATGCCAGAATCGAGAGCTTGCGATTATTGCAAACAAGTTGGCCGTGATACTGAGAGGGAACCTGTTCCAATTGACAAGATGGAGAGTGGTCTAAACGCTCCACCGATGCACCCATACTGTCGTTGTGCAGTGGCCGAGGTGTATGTAGAAGAAGTTGCAAAAACCGGCGACAGGGTGTATGATGAAAATATGGGTAGTATGGATTTAATGGCGAAAAGCCGACAGTTTGTAGTTGACGATGATATTCGAGTAAGGGCTAAAAAGGTGAGTGGTGTTGATTATGATTTTTGGGCTCAGGATTCAACTAAGAAAATTCGAGATACCATGACGAATGTCGCTAAAGCTCTGGATGAATTGCCAAATCTACCTAAACCTAAAATGGTTTTTGTGAAGGAATCTCGTTTGGCTGGTTTTGCGGGCTATGATTATAGGCAGGATACTTTATTTATCAGCGATTCATTACACTCAACAGATTCCGTGGCTGATATATTACTTGATAATTACTTTGCAGCTAGGGATATAAAAGGTGTATTGGTACACGAACTAACACATAAGAGGCATTGGGATAGTGCCCGTGAATTTTACAATCATAACAAAAAGAGATATAATGGAGTTGAACAAGCCAAGGCCGAGTTGGATTCGGCGATTATCTCGTTTATCAAATCCCAAGTGGCTGTTGATTACAACTATTTAACCAGAATTAGTGAGTATGCGGATATTTCCGGTATTAGCAGAAAGTATAATGAAGTTATAGCGGAAGCTATGACTTCGGAAGGCAATGTTGATCCGTTACTGATTAATAAAATTAAGGAGGTATTCAAATGGAAATGATGTCAAGACCTAGCAAAGAAGTATTAGTGTTTTCAAAAAATATCCGAAAATGGATAATTGGCGATAAAACTATTTCAGGCAAGAAGCAATTTATTTTCAAAGAAGATACTCCGCAAGATGTCTTAGATTTGTTCCAGGAAATAAAACCCAAATTAGATTTTGCGTACTAACTTTTTAGTATAAATAAAGCATCTGTATTGCAGGTGCTTTTATTTTTGAAAAGAATGGAGAGTGAGAAATGTGAAACTCACTTAATTACCGTGAAATAAATAATCAAAGTCGTAATAATACGGCTTTTTTATTTGCGCTGATAGCCGTGCTAGTCAAGGGGCTTGGGGGTTCGATACCTCGTCGGCGCATAGGGCTAATTTAAGCCCTAAATAAACAATACTAGCGTGGCTTGTGGGTAAAATGTCCTAGACAAGACTAGAGAGGGTGTAGCTAACCCTTATCGTGGCTTAGAAAGGGTGCTTACTTACGAGACTAGGTAGGAGGAAACCATGGAACAAGATAACACTATCGAGACTAACGGACAACAAGAGAGTCGCCAAGACCAAGGGCAAGGGAACAACCCAACCCCTGCGAGCGACTTCAAAGCGCCTGGTTCTCAATCTGAATTAGATAGCATGATTAACAAGGCGGTACAGACTGCTTTGATTAACAGAGACAAGGGTGAACAAGAGCGTACAGCTCAAGCAGTAGCCGACGCTTTGCAAAAAGAAAAAGATTATGCCAATCTATCGGCTCAAGATAGAGCTAAAAAAGAGTTCGAGGATCAGCAAAAAAACTTTGAGAAAGAACGTGCTGCTTTCGAGCATGAGAAACTTGTTGTTGCTGTCGAGAAAGATTTGGTAGCTAAAGGCTTGCCTAGCGCATTAGCCGAGACATTCGCAATGGCTGGCAACGCTGAGGACGCACTTAAAGCAGTGACTGAGTTTGAAACAGTATTTAATAATGCAGTCGCTGAGGAAGTCAAGAAAACCATCCGACAAAATGCACCTCAAGCATCAGCGAATGGCATTTCTAACACGGACAATTACGGTTCACGTTTGGCTCAAAAAGCTGTTCGTTCGTCAGGTAAGATTATCTAGCCAACAATTAGAAAGGAATTTTCATGTCAGTAAAAAAAGTATTTGACACAAGTAACATTTTACGTTCGTTGCCATACAAAGCTGTCACTGCCACAGTTGATAAAAGCTTTGCTGGTGTTGACGTAGACGGTAAGAAGTACATCAAAGCTGGTACTTTGGTAGCTGGTAAAGGCGGGTCAATTTTTGATGACCGCTCTAAACCGGTAGAAGAAAACAAGACGGCACCAGAAGGCATCGTCCTATACGATGCAGACTTGTCTGTTGATAAAACGGTATCTGTCTTGTACGCTGGGGAGGTTTGGAAAGAAGCAGTTAACGGTGGTACAGTTGACGACGCTATTAAAACAGCGTTGCCACTCGTTAAATTTATTGCAGGAAAAGGAGGCAATGCTTAATGGGTCTTATTTATGACACGGTAACAGCATCTAATATCGCTGGATATTTCAACACATCACAATTAGATGTGGATTCAACGCTTGGGGAACGTATCTTCCCTGCACGCAAACAACTTGGTACTAAATTGTCTTACATCAAAGGTTCTTCAGGACGTGCAGTTGTCTTGAAACCAGCGGCATTTGACACTAATGTCACTATTCGTGAACGTGTGGGTGCTGAAATCCATGATGAACAAATGCCGTTTTTCAAAGAAGCCATGCTCGTTAAGGAAGCTGACCGCCAACAACTTAACTTGATTGCTGGTTCTAACAACACTGGATTGATTGAAACTATTACGCAAGGCATTTTCAACGACGAAATGACACTTATTCAAGGTGCTCGTGCTCGTTTGGAATCAATGCGCATGCAAGCCCTTGCAACTGGTAAGATTGCGTTTGTAAACGAAGGGAAAAACGTCGATATTGACTATGGCGTTAAAGATGACCACAAGAAGACAGTCGCAAAAGACTGGACGCAAGCAACAGCAACACCTCTTGCGGATCTCGAAGAAGCAATCGAAACAGCTCAAAGCCTTGGCTTGATGCCAGAAATCGCTATCATGAACGCCAAAACATTTAGCTTGATTCGTAAGGCAGAATCTACAGTCAAAATCATCAAACCTCTTGCAGCTTCAGGAACAACTGTTACCAAAGCTGAGGTAGAAGCGTATATTTTGGATAATTTCGGTGTGACGGTTCTCTTGGAAAACGGCACTTATCGAAATGACAAAGGAGAAATTAGCAAATTCTATCCAGACGGTCATTTGACTTTGGTTCCAAACGGTTCATTGGGTTCTACTGTTTTTGGTACAACGCCAGAAGAATCAGATTTGCAGTCTGGAGATACGCCGGGAGCACAAGTTGAAGTGGTTGACCAAGGCATTGCAATTACAACCACTAAAACAACTGATCCAGTTAACGTCCAAACTAAAGTATCGATGATTGCGTTGCCTTCGTTCGAACGCTTGGATGACTGTTATATGCTTACTGTTATTCCAGTAGCTTGATTTTGGTAGGAGGTAGCTATGACTAAAGTTTTAAAAGCGTTTCAGGATAAAACTGACGGCATTATTTACTATGCTGGTGACGATTATGCTGGTGAACGTGTTGAAGAACTTGCTGAAGCAGGTTTCCTTGAGGCTGAAGCTGAAGAGGAACCAAAAAAAGCAAGTCGCAAAAAAACAACAGATAACACTGAAGAGTGAGGAGGTCTAGCATGGCTGAACTAGATCAAGAGAAGGTCCTAGATAATGTCATGCTGGACCTTGAAATTCCAAAAGATGACGACGATAGCGTTGACCTCTTAAGGGTATTGCTAAATAGGGTAATCAGTCATTTTAAAGCAGAATATGCCGTTGTCAATATTGACGATGGTTTTTCTTTTATCTTTGAAGATTGCGTTATCAAACGCTTCAATCGTCGAGGAGCTGAAGGGGCTAAAGCTGAGACGGTAGATGGTCATTCAATGTCTTATTACGACAATGAGAATGAATTTAAGCCGTATGACGATATGCTTCAAAGAACATTCGGGACCTCTGGACAATCGAAGGAAGGGAGCGTGTTGTTTCTATGAGATACACAGATACAGTGATACTCAAATATCAAAACGATAAGACACCGAAACGATACGACCCTACCCTTGGTCGTATGGTCGGAGGGGAAGATTGGTCCAAAGAAGTTAAGTGCAATGTAACTGGTGCAAGCTTAGATCTTCAAGCTAAGCTGGGAGGCTTGCTAAATGCTACGAGCTTGGTTGTTCGTTTCAGAAGCCCTGTGACAGTATCTGTAACTTCCGTTGAATACCGTGGTAGCAAATACATTCCAGTAACCGCTAGAGGATATCTAGCTGGAAGAAGTGTGCTGTACGTCAATAAGGCGGTGAAATAATATGGCTACACTTACGTTTTATGGACTAGATGAAATGAGCCAATCTTTGTTGAAAAACGCCAATCCAGAACGTCGACAACGAGTTTTAAAAAAATACGGCAGTAAATTAAAAGAGAACGCAATTAGCAAGGCGCAATTCAGCGGTAAATATACCACTGGCGCAACACGTCGCTCGATTACTCTTGAATCTGGGGGCGATAGAGCTGTTGTGACGGCTCACACAAAATATTCTGGGTATCTTGAAGTAGGCACTCGGAAGATGGCAGCACAGCCTTTTATGGCTCCTGCGTTAGAAGCGACTGTCCCTGGAATGGTCGAGGAATTAGCTAAATGGGAGTAAATATGAAACAACCAGACCAGTTACTACATGACGAACTCTTCCGAATTAGTGAGGGACTCGGTTTCGCTACTTATCCTTACCTTCCGTCAGACAGTGCATTTTATCCATTTGTTGTTATGGGCGAAATTCAAACATTGCCCAGAGCTACAAAATCACGCTTAATAGGTCGCTTGTCGTCAACCGTCCATCTTTGGGGACGAGTAGATGACCGTAAACAGTTATCTGATATGGCTGGGCAGTTATTGTCCAGCTATTTTGCTATCAAGAATATCGATGGGATGCACTTCTCGGCGGAAGTCAATGAGTCGTCAATTGATTCTAACCGTGATAACAGCACTGACGAAGAGCTTTATCACTTTATTATTTATTTATTTTACAAATTCTATTAAGGAGGAAAAGTATGGCTGATACAAATGTAAAAGAAGCACAGCTAGGTAAGAATAAAATCTTGATGTTCCGCAAATTCGGGGACACTAAAGCAGCGGCTAAATTGGCACTGCAAACAGAACATAAGTGGGAATATTCCCGTGATGCGGACACCACTAAAACTAAAGATGGTGCGGTTGTAGCCGATGGCGGTCTAGAAACAACCTTGTCAATCAACGCTATCGGGACTAAGGATGAAGTCAACGAAATGTTGAAGCAGTCGGTAGTTGATGGATACAAGGTCGAAGTTTGGGAAATTGATCTAACTGATAAGAAGACGAATGGAAAATACGGCGCACTCTATGCAATCGGTCGCTTGTCTTCATGGGAAGTCCCAGCGAATGTTGAAGAGCTTGTTGAAATTGAATCTGAAATGTCCGTGGAAGGCAAACCACAAGCTGGTGAAGCAACGTTGTCTGATGAGCAAATCAGAGAGATCCAATATACATTCCAAGATACTACTGCTATTACTGGACGTTGATAATTAAAACAGTTAGCGAGGGTTTCCCTCGCTTTTTATTTTTTGAAAGGAAAATTAAAACATGAACACTATCACAATTAATGATAAAGACTATACTTTGAATTTTGGATTCGACTTCTTGCGAGTGCTTGATGAGCGCTATTCAATCAGTCAAAACGGTGTAGCATTCGGTTTTGGCGTACAGCATGCAGTGGTTGATTTGCAACAAAAGAATCCACTTGTTCTGTTAGATCTCATTCAAGCAGGAACTGCTACAGAGCGTCAAAAACCATCTGTAGAAGGGATTGAGCGTTTCGTTGAACGTGAGGCTGAGAATGGACGATTGGATAACCTGTTCGAGGATTTTTTATCAGCATTGCAGAAGCAACCATTGACACGAGAGACAGCCAAACGAATGTTGGACGCCCAAGAAGAAGCCTAGAAAACGTCAAGAACTCAAGAGAGACCTACGAAGATTTAATCACAAATTGCATGGCTAGATATGAAACGACACTTTTAGAAGCTAGACGAATGACGCTGAATGAGTTGAGGTTGTATCAAAAAGCTTATGCGAAAAGGTTTATTCAAGAAGAGAAGAAACTTTATTTGCAAGCCTTCTTAAATCGTAGTGTCAAGGCCACAAGCAAGGGCGGTAAGAAATATGTCTTTAAGGAATTTAAAGACTTTTATGACGAAGAACGTCGTGAAAAAGAACTTCTCGGGGATCATGAAAAAGACAATAGGCATCTTATCCAGATAGCTAGACGAAATTTGGCGTTCAAAAGAGAGGAGGGGTTGTTAGATGGCTGATAAAACATTCAATGTAAGGGCAATACTGTCAGCACAAGATAACGGCTTATCTAGCGCCCTGAAGAACGCACAAAAGCAAGCTGAATCACTCGGTAAGAGTAGCAAGGGCTTAGGCTCAATGTTTAAGAGTGTACTCGGTGCCAACCTTGTTAGTGCTGGGATTACTAAAGGTATCGGTGCCATAACCAGCGGTATCGGTGGTATGATGACCGAGCTTAACAATTCAACTAAGGCTTGGAAAACATTCGATGGGAGCTTAAGCCAACTAGGTTGGGGGCAAACAGAAATTGCGTCAGCCAAAAAGGCTATGCAAGACTATGCAACACAGACAATTTATTCTGCCTCTGACATGGGTACTACATTCTCTCAGATGGCTGCAATCGGTCGTAGCGATGCTGGCGACTTGGTAAAAGCTATGGGTGGTCTTGCCGCTTCTGCTGAAAATCCTAAACAGGCAATGAAGACACTGAGCCAACAAATGGTTCAAGCGATGACCAAGCCTAAGATTCAATGGCAAGACTTCAAGCTGATGATGGAACAGTCACCAGCGGGTATGGCTGCCGTCGCTAGAGAGATGGGAATGTCTCTTGATGATCTTGTAAGCAAAATTCAAAACGGTGAAATTAAGACTGAAGACTTTGCAGAGGCTTTTAAACGAGCAGGCGATTCCATGCAGAGCTTGGCTACTAGGTACAAATCTGTAGACGAAGCCGTTGACGGGCTCTACGAAACGGTTTCAACCAAATTGCAACCAGTTTTTGAACAGCTTAGCAACAAGGCAATCAGAGGAATCGAGGGTATCATTGATGCTCTTGGCAAAATTGATGAACAATCGATTCAGAAGTTCGCAAACGGACTCGATAAAGCAATTGACCAAGTTGTAAAAGGGGTCAGCCAAACCGTTCAATCGTTTTGGAAAGGCTTTAGTAATACAGGAGCCATCAAGGGTTTAGCTGATTCATTTAAATATGTTTCTACCCAAGCTAAAGCAGCGCTAAAAGCCATAGATTTCAAGGGTATATTCCAAGGGCTAGGCACTGGCATTGGCGACATCGTCAATGGATTGTCAAAAGGTTTAACTATTGCTACTAAGTCCGTTAAGAGCTTCGTTAGCTCGTTCTCGGATACTGGGGCATTCAAAACTTTTAAATCAGCGATAGAAGACGCTTGGGGAGCTGTTAAAACCATCGGGTCTTCAATTGGTGATGTGTTTAGTAGCTCTGAGATGCAGACGATTATCTCAGCGCTAGGGACAGCTTTTGGAACGTTAACAAAATGGATATCTCAAGCCGTTTCAGCAGTATCTAAGTTTGTAAGCTCTATCCCTAAAGGAGTGCTTAACGGCATTACTAGCGGTATTCTAGCAATGGTAGCGGGCTTCATGACTGCAAAGGCTGGGCTTTCAGTGTTTGATACTGCTATGCGAGGCCTGAACTGGATTAAGTCATTTAATCCGTTTAGTGCCTTTAAAAATAAAGCCACTGAGGGGCTTGACGGAGCTACAAACAGCGTTAAACGTTCTAAGTCAACGATTACTCAGCTATTCAGTGGGATATCCAATGTAATCAAATCATCCGGAAACGCAATCAAAGGAATCTTGACAGCTATATTCAAAGGTATAGCTGAAACTTACAAAGGTTTCGGGCAAGGTCTAAAACTCGCCTTGCAAGGTCTCAAGGGATTAAGTTCGGCTCAAATACTATCGTTTGCGACTGGTGTCGCTATCGCAGCGGTCGGAATTGGTGCAGGTATTGCCATTATCGTTGCTTCATTTGCGCTATTAGCCACTCAATCCCAAGGTGTTTCTCAAATCTTAAACGCCGTAGGTTCAGCCTTTAGCACTGTCGTGCAAGGTATCGGCAAGGCGGCAGGCACTATCATTGAAGCCTTTGGAACTGCTTTTGGTATTGTTATCAAAGCGGTTGGTGAAGCCGCACCGGGACTCGCTAAACTTTCACCACTGGTTGAAGCAGCTGGAACTGCTTTAGGAAATGCAGCACCATTCGTTACAGCGTTTGGATCAGCACTAACTTCTATTTTAGGTGTGTTGCCAAGCATCATTGACGCATTGACCAACTGGGTCACCGCTCTAGGTACTGCAATCAGTGGAATCATTGAGGTATTCACTCCGATTGTTCAAATTATTAGCGACACAATAACGGCAGTAGCTCAAATCATTGCTAACGCTATCGTGGCAATCGCACCGGTTATTTCAAATTGCATTGTTCAAGTTGCTCAAGTAATTGGCCAATTCGGCCCACAGATTGCAATGGTGATTGACGCTATCGCACAAGCTATTGCGGAGGCAGCGCCTATCATTATTGCTTTGATTCAAGGGATTGTGACAGTCGTTCAGACAATGGCACCGGTCATTAGTCAAGTGATTTCTGCCATCGTTACAGTCGTTCAAACTCTTGCGCCTATCTTACAGTCTATCGTTGATGGCATCGTTGCTATCATCGGTCAGATCGTGCCAATTATCTCAGCAATTGGTGATGTGATTAGCGCTACATTGCAAGGTATCGCTGGAGTTGTATCGGCGGCTGGGTCAGCTATTTCGGTCGCCGCACAAGGTATCGGAACAGGAATCGCTACGGCTCTAAGTGGTGTTGCTGATGTTATTAGCTCGGTTGGGTCTGCGATTGGTACAGCATTACAAGGCATTGCTGACGTAGTGCAATCAGTCGGTACATCTATCGCTACGGCGGCGCAAGGTATCGGTGACGGTATCAAGTCAGCATTTGAAGGCATTTCAGACGTGATTACCTCTGCAGGTAGTGCAATCAGTAGTGTATTGGATAGCTTGGCTAATGTGTTCAATTCGATTGGTACGGCAGCACAGAAAGCAGGGTCTGGTTTCAACCAACTTGCTAATGGTGTCGTTAAGATTACCAACACAAACCTCGGTGACATGGCTGCATCTCTTGCAGCGGTAGCTAAGGGTGTCGGCTCAATCGGTAACAATTCGGCTGGGTTGGCGCAAGCTGGTACTGGCATGACACAACTTGGTAATGGGATGAGCAAAGTGTCTAGTTCAGCTTCTAGCGCTGTTGCAGGTTTGAGTCGTTTCTCAAGCACAATTACAAGTATTCAATCGTCGTTCACTAATCTACAATCTCTATTGACTACGGCTGGAACAGCGTTTAGCACATTCTCTAGTCAAGCTAGTCAATCGCTCAGTGGTCTAACTGCAATCGTGGGGCCTATCACAGCCTTCAGAACACAGATCATGACACTTGCGCCAGCCTTGATGCAAGCTGCTACTGGGTTGACTCAATTCAGTGCAGTTTCAACGTCATTGACTTCTAGCATGACTTCGGTTAACGCAAGTATGACTACATTAACTGCCAGCCTAACCAATCTCGCTAGTCAATTAACAATGATTACTACTGGCATGTCTACAATGGCATCAAGCACGACTATGTTAGGCACTAGCTTAACTCTCGTAGGTACTCAATTCACTATGATTGGTACCTCTTTGACCATGCTTAATAGCCAATTTACAACTTTCACAACTGCATTATCTACAATCAACAGTCAACTCTTGGTAGCTGCATCAGGTGTGACAATGTTTGGGGCACAATTCACAGCGCTTGGGACAATTTTGTCTATGCTCAATAGCCAATTAACAATGGTTGGGGCATCTATCCAAGCGGTGGCTACACAATTCACTGCAATGAACGCAAGTCTCACTGTTGTTGGTGCTACAGTTGCGCTGATTAGTAGCCAATTCACCATGCTAATTGCGAGTGTTATGCAATTGACAGCTTCAATTGCTCTAATTCCAGCACAGTTCAGCTTGGTTGCGTCAAGTGCCACAATGGCTACGACTGCCATTATGCAAATTGGAACATTAGCGCCACTGATTGGTGTAGCAATGAACAACGCAGCGGCACAAGTGCAATCAGCGATGCAAAGAATGGCGCAAGCTGTTCAATCGAATGGTCAGCGAATGATTCAGATGGGTCAACAGGCTGGTCAACAAACTGGACAAGCTATTGCTCAAGGGATCCAATCGGCGGTTGGTGCTGTATCCTCAGCAATGGGGGCATTAGTTAATGCGGCACAAGCCCGTGCGATGGCTGGTGTAGGAGCTATGCGAGCAGCAGGGGCGATGATTGGTCAAGGCTTGGCTGCAGGTATGATGTCTGCTCTTGGTGCGGTAACGGCTGCTGCAAACGCCCTCGTGGCTCAAGCAGAGCGTGCGGCGCAAGCGAAAGCTAGAATCCATTCACCATCACGACTATTCCGTGATGAAGTCGGTATCTACATTGGTCAAGGGATGGCTGTAGGTATTGATAGAAGCGTAAAATTTGTCAAAGATTCGATTAAAGAAATGATTGATGTGGCTAGTGAGTACGCAATAGATTCTAGAGATCTATTCAAAGACAACGATTTGTTTGATGGTTTTGGTGGTGGTTTAATTCGTGGTAGCGTTGATTTGTCGGTTCGAGATGATAGTAGAATGGACCGTCTCGAACAAGCAATGGATATCATCACTGAACTAATCGGTCGTCCAATCTCATTGAGTGTCGATGGTCGAGAGTTTGCATACGCAACTGGGGACGATTTAACTTCGTACCAAAAAGACAAAGATTTCACTTACAAACGCATGAGAGGTATTAAATAATGGCTGTGTTTCAATTTAACGGATACGATTTAAACGATTACTTTAAGCTAATCAAAGTGTCGCACGAAATCGGGAACGAGCGCAATATAACAACAGATTCAGCCCCTAAAATCGGGGTCAACATTCAACAGGTTGCGTTTGGCGCAAAAAAAATCAAGCTGACAGTAAGCTTGGCGACAAGACATCTTGAAGATATTGCTTTCGTAGACCCCAACGAGCCAGCCAAAGTTGATAATGGCATGTTTTATCGTGTCAGGGAACAAGCGGCTAGAGTGTTGCATTCTGACAAACCTGTTAAGTTGAGATTGCCAGACGAACCTGACAGATACTATTTAGCCATAGTAAAAGGGGATGTTGGTTTAAAAGGCATTTCCGATTGGTATGACCAAGCTGAAATTGAATTTATGGTTCCGGACGGGGTCGCACATTCAACCACATATCGAAGTTTCGAAACTCCTAAAACAGAAAACGGCAAACTAGTATTTGACCTTGTCAACGACGGATCAGTTGATGCGCATCCGATAATTACAGTGAAGCACAATAGTGAGAATGGCTATATCGGATTAGTTAACAGTAGCGGTATTTTAGAGCTTGGTGACAGGCAAAAAGGGGATACAGAGACTTACAAGCAGTCAGAGGTCTTGTTTGATTACGCTTCATCTAATGGACAACACAGAATCCCTAACGGGTTGTCACAAGGTTTAAAAAACGTTGGTATCACGAACGACAGCAACGATACCAGACCGAACGGCACGCTTTACATCGACAATGCTTGGGGTCGCCCTCACATTGCGTTACAGAGTGGCCAGACAGCATCGGTTACATTTGATATCCCAAGGGATTCTAGCGGTGTAAAAGGTGCTCTGTACGAGTATTTCTGGTGGAGGCAAATTTTTTGGCTAGGCTCTGCAGATCAGATGGGTTATTTGAAAATTAGTGTCACAGATGCAAGTGGCACTTTTTTGTATGGCGTCGAAACCTACAAACGTGGTAGCGGTCTGGGTTGTGAATACAACTTTTTAGCCAGCGATGGCAGGGGAGGCTACCGTTTTGTTGACAGAAAGCAGTTTCTAGGGACACACATAGAAGAGCACAACCCATTTAACGAACCTAGAGGGTGGTCAGACATCCAAAGGTTTGACGATGTCGTCCAATTTTACTGGTGGGGGTCTTACCCTAGATATACCATTCCTGAAATCAAAGGTAAGAAATCGGATAAAATCCACATTATCTTCAGCAAGATTGGGAACGCACCGCAAGTTAGCCACATGTACTTAGATGATTTCATCTATCGCAAAGACTATGTTGTAGGGGTTCGCAAAGTTCCCAATCGATATAGGGCTGGTGGAGAAGTTGTGATAAACAGCGAGAATGACACTGTACTAGTAGATAATATTTCGAAAATCGTTGACGTTGTGCAAGGCTCTGACTTCATCACAATTCCTCCTGGCAAGTCTCAACTCGAAGTTTATTGCTCAAGATGGGTCACGAACAAGCCCTCTGTGTCTGTAAAATTTGAAGAAAGGTATTTGTAATGCTATTAACGATTCACGACGCCAACTTACAAAAGATTGGCTTCATTGATAACGAAAAACAAGAAACGTTAAACTTCTACGACGATACTTGGACTCGCAATCTTGAGACGGCATCTAGCACATTCGAATTTGCCGTTTCAAAAAAGGAATTGCTAGGTGATACAGCAAACCAACCGCTTTACAATCAACTAAACGAACGCTCTTTCATTTCCTTCAAACATAATGGCCAAACGTACTTGTTTAACATTATGAAGGTCGAAGAAAACGAACGATGGGTGAGATGCTATTGTGAGAACCTGAATCTTGAATTGATAAACGAGTACACGAATGCTTACAAGGCTGAAAAAGCTATGTCATTTGCAGAATATCTCAATGCGTTTGATATTCCTCAATTTGCAATGGTAACGCTCGGTGTCAATGAAGTCTCTGACCAGAAAAAAACACTTGAATGGGAGGGACAAGACACGAAGTTAGCAAGGTTGTTGAGCTTAGCTAATAAATTTAATGCTGAAGTTGAATTTGTGACTAGACTTAATGACGATAGCTCTATTAAACAGCTCGTTCTGAATGTTTACCATCAAGCGGACGATTCACACGCTGGCGTAGGTCGAATTCGTAGCGATATCCGTCTGACGTTTGAAAAGAACATCAAATCGATGACGAGAAAAGTTGATAAGACCGAAATCTATACAATGATTGTCCCGTACGGGAAGGCAAAAGAGCAACCCGAGAACGGCCCTGAAGTGCGAGTCTATATTGGTGGTCTCCCGGCTTGGGAAGAGAAGAACGATAAAGGGATTGTTATCTTCAAGCAAGAGGGGAATTGTCTCTATGCGCCTCATGCAGCCAACTTGTATCCTTCAACCTTTGGTGCCTCGACTCAAGAAAATAAGTGGATTCGAAAAGACCTAGAAGTTGACAGTGATGATCCAAAAGTTATCCGTGCCGCAGGAATTGCGAATTTGCGAAAAAATGCCTATCCAGCTATCACTTACGAAGTCGATGGGTTCGTTGATGTCGAGATAGGGGATACTATCACAATTCACGACAAGGGCTTTGTCCCGTCGCTCGACGTAAGGGCTCGTGCTATTGAGCAAAAGATTAGTTTTAGCAATCCAGCAAATAACACAACAACTTTCGGTAATTTCAAAGAGCTTGAAAATAGGACGTCGGGAGACCTTAGAACCGTCTTCGAACGGATGGTTGAGAACAGTAGACCTTACAGCATCCTTTTTTCAACAGATAATGGGGTTATCTTTAAAAACAATACAGGGCAGTCAACGCTACGTCCGACGTTAAAACGAGGGAATCAGACGGTTAATGCAACCTATCGATTTGTAATTGATGGCTCTATTGTTGGAGCTGGACTGACTTACACAGTGAGCGCAAGCAAGATTACTAAACCAACTGTGATAACGGTATCTGCTTGGGTTGGAGAGAAAGAGGTTGCTAGTGACGAGATTACATTTGTCGGTGTGTCTGATGGCTTAAATGGACGAGGTGGACGAGATGGCATCCCGGGTAAAGACGGTGTCGGTATTCATAGCACCGCAATCACCTACGCTAAAGGGGTATCTGGGACAGTCCCACCAACAACTGGTTGGGTTAGCCAAGTACCTAGCGTACCAGCTGGGCAATACCTCTGGACTAAGACAGTTTGGAGCTACACCGATAACACTAGCGAAACTGGATACTCAGTTTCTAAAATCGGGGAACAAGGGGCTAAAGGCGATAAAGGCGACACTGGGCCTAAAGGAGACCAAGGTATTCCCGGTGTTAAGGGGGCTGATGGAAAAACACAGTACACCCACATTGCTTACGCTGACACCGTGTCTGGTAGCGGTTTTAGCCAGACCGACACTGACAAGGCTTTCATCGGTATGTACCAAGATTTCAGCACTACGGATAGTCGGAATCCGCAAGACTATCGCTGGTCTAAATGGAAAGGTAGCGATGGCCGGGATGGTATACCGGGTAAGGCTGGAGCAGACGGACGAACACCTTATGTCCATTTTGCCTACTCTGATAGTGCCGATGGTCGAACTGGTTTCAGTCTGACGCAAGACGGCACCAAGCGTTTTCTAGGGATATGTACTAACTTTGATAAAGCAGATAGCACTAATCCAGCTGATTACTCTTGGAATGACACTGCTGGTAGTGTCTCGGTCGGTGGTCGCAACCTCTTAAAAGGTTCAAAAGGACCTTTTAAGCCGGATAAGAAACCAACGAATTTTGATAATAACGTTTTGTATAAAAGCGAAACTTCTGTTTATTTAGAGCAGGATCAAAAATACCTTATTAGTGCGAAATCGGACGGTAATTTTACTGCCTTGCACAACGCAAATATCGAGAGCGATAATGTGACGCTTTGGCTGATTGATGATAAATACCAAAATTATCAGATTGTATCTGATTTAAAAACAGGGACTACAGGAACACTGATTACTTGGGTTAAACCGACAGGAAATTATCATCTACGCGTCAACACATATCACAAAACAGCTAGCAAGTCGGTTTGGGAAGTGAAAATCGAAAAAGGGACAGTCAAAACGGACTGGACCCCTGCCATCGAAGATGTACAAGATGATATCGATTCTAAGGCTGACCAAGTTTTGACACAAGCACAGCTCAACAAACTAAACGAAGTTAATTCAGTAGTGCAAGCCGAGCTTGAAGCGAAAGCATCTCTTGACACACTTAATCAATGGGTCAAAGCCTACCAAGATTTTGTTAATGCGAATAACGCTAACCGGGCACAAGCTGAAAAGAATCTGGCTGATGCCAGTGCCCGTGTCGCAAAACTAGAGAACAATCTGAGCGATATGTCAGAGCGCTGGAACTTCATCGACAGCTACATGACTTCATCAAATGAAGGGCTTGTTATCGGTAAAACCGATAACTCTAGCTCTATGTTGTTCAGCCCAAATGGACGCATTTCAATGTTCTCGGCTGGTAATGAGGTCATGTACATTTCACAAGGTGTGATCCACATCGAAAATGGTATCTTCTCAAAAACCATCCAGATTGGTCGCTATCGAGAAGAGCAGGATTTCATCAATCCTGACAGGAATGTCATTAGATACGTGGGAGGTAGTTAATCATGGTAGAATTTTGGTCAAATAATGACCGTGGATATCGCATTAGGCTGTGGATTGACCAAGTTGGACAGAATATCCAAAACAATACAAGTGATGTCCGTATTCGATTAGCATTGCTGAATCAAGGGTGGACATTTGCAAGCTATCAATGTTCTGGTTACGTCGATGGTTTTGGGCAACGAATTGACTACTCTGGTAGCCCAGCGATGCTTAACCGAAATTCAGAGATACAGTTGATTGACCGCACAATTACTGTCCGCCATGCTGACGATGGGTCTGGTGCCTTCGGTGTGCGTGCGCATTTCAACGGATCGGGTGGATACAGCCCTGGAAATCTAGACATTGGTAACCAAGGCATAACACTGACAACTATCCCAAGAGGAAGTTCGGTGAGCGTTCCAGAGGGATTCATTGGCAATCAAGTAGATATCACTATTGATAGGAAATTAGCTGGCGCTACGCACACACTACGCTATGCGTGGGGCAACAAGCAAGGTAAAATTGCTGATAATGTTGGGACATCGTTTAAGTGGACAATCCCAGCGGATTTCGCAAACGACATACCGAATGCAACAACTGGTCGAGGTACTATATATGTCGATACTTATGTAGACGGCAAATTGATCCAGACGCAGTCAGCAACACTAACGGCAAGCGTTGTTACAAACAACATGAAACCTTCGTTCACTGGATTTACTTTGACAGACACAAATCCAACGACTCAGAGGATAATTCCGGAGCCAACACATTTCGTGTCTATAATGTCGCTTGTGAAAGTAGTTTTCAACGGAGCGCAAGCAAAGAATGGGGCTACAATAGCTGGTTACTACGCTGAAATCGTTGGTGCCAGTAATTCTGTTTCAACGAACGGTGGGATATTCCGTGAGGTCGCTGTAAACAAAGACACTCAAATGACTTTGAGAGGGAGAGTTCAAGACTCTCGCGGGATTTGGTCTGATTGGAAGGAAGTCAAAATAACATTCTTGTTCTATTTCAGTCCAACGCTAAAATTTGAAGTTACCAGAAGTGGCTCAAAGTCAGATACACTAACCATTAAGAGGTTTGCTAAAATAGCACCTCTTAGCGTTAATAGTGTTCAAAAAAATACCATGAAGCTGACTTTTACAACAGCAAAAGTTGGAACAAGCAATGTTGTAGCGGATAACGGGTCAGCCGGTGGTGAATGGTCAAGCATTTCTGAATTCAAGGCATCTAACGCAAATTTGGGCAAGGAATACCCTGCGGATACCTCATTCATAGTCACAGGAAAACTAGAGGATAGATTTTCGCCCTCAGAATTTCAAACTACAGTTCCGACCGATAAACTGATTATGTCCTATGATCAACAAGGTGTGGGTATTGGTAAATATCGGGAAAATGGGGCGCTTGATGTCAACGGATTGATTTATTCAGGTTCAAAGCCAATCCAGCACCACCGACTTACAGAAGTTCGAGGTGCTGCGATTATTGAATATAACAATACAAACCTCGATGATTACAGAACGACAGGATTCTTCTCGATAATGAGCACAATGAAGAACTACCCTATCAACAAGCCTAAACCTACAGAGCAAGTAGGGTTTTTAGAAGTGATAGAAGGTTTGGGGGGGATTCATCAATCGCTAACAACAAGTTCTGGCAGGTTCTTCAAACGCACTCTAACGCAGAATACAGTTGGGAAATGGGTTGAGTTCGTGCAAACAAACCAACCCGTTGTTAAAAAAGAAATTTTAATAGGGTATGGTGTCAAAGCTAACGTGATTCGGAAAGGGGATGTAGTGACCTTCAGCTTAATCAGAGGAATCTATTCTGTTGTTGAAGGTGAACACAAGGATTTGGGCGAGAAGATTCCAAATGGATTCAAGCCTTGTGTGCAAACTCACTTGGTTGTCAATAAAAATGTAGCTAATGAGCACAAAGGATGTGCAGTGTGGCACCTTGAACCGGATGGAAGTATGTATTTTTCAAACCCAAGTTTTGGAGATGCAGTCTACACAGGTACGGTCACTTACATCACCGAAGACGAATACCCAACAATTGAAGAATAAAGAAAGGAAATAATATCATGTCACTTAAAATTACAAAACAACGCACAATCAATGCAGAATTTAATGTTGAAGAAGAAGGGACTACAGTTCTGGTTAAACAGACTTATATCAGCATTGACGAGAATGCGGTATCTAGTGTACAAGAGAATCTTCTTAACGCTGAACTCTATGCTAAATACCGCAAACAGATGCGTAAAGATGAACAAGAACTGCGCACCCTTCGTTACAAAATTGAAGACGAAATCTTAGCAGAGTCTAACGGCACAGAGGTAAGCAATGAGCAATAAACCAGATGGCATTTTTGGGCTCTTTGATGTAGTCCGAGACTTCTATGCACACGGAATTGATGAGCACCCATGGGTGCTCTGTCTCATCATCGTCATTTTCTCAGATATTGCTGTGGGTGTATCTAGGGCTTGGGCTGCTCACGAACTTTCAAGTACAAAATTTCGCAAAGGAGCAGTCAGCCACACAGCAATGATTGTGTTTGTGGCAATATTCTATCCGTTTGCAAATTTCATGAATCTGACAAGTATCGTTGACACATTCATCTTTGCTATGATTGCAGCTTACACCTCTAGCATTTTAGCTAGCTTATCAGCTTTAGGGGTGGAAATCCCTTTTATTGATAAGTACGTTAAGATGAACATTGATAAGGATAAATTTAATTTGACGCCTTCAGAAAAGAAAGAGGACCAACGAGAACGATGAACGATATCATGACGAGCATCAAGCAAGTTGACGGCGGGTGTGTCATTAAATCAGGAGACACTGCATCAGTATTTGAATTTGAAATTTTGGGCGATGACGGCTTGAAGAAAGACTTATCTGGCATAGGTAAGCTTGCCATCTTCAATGCGAAAAAAGTAATTCTGTATGAAGATGTATCTGTAGAATCAGGTCGTTTCAACTTCAAATTCAAAGACGCAGTAGATCCTGGTCGTTACAAGCTGGAATTAAAACTAGATGGGTTTATTTTCCCGACGGATGAATTTAAAATACGTGTCCGCCCGTCGTTCAATCCATCTGACAGCATTCCAAGCAATGCCGAAGACCCAAAATAAAAGCGCTGGCTGAGGAAGTACGGAAGCACTTAGACAGCGATACTGTAGATGAGCTTCCAGATTTAGTAGCTATATATAATTTAGCTAAAATTTGAAAGGATAAAGTATGGCTAAAAATAAATTAGAAGCTGTAGTAGTTGCAATTGGCACAGACATCAAGAATTTGCAAAAAGCAATCAATGATAAAGAGGCAGGAAGTGGCATCACTGAACAGCAACTAAACGAGGCAATCAAACAGTTGAAAACAGAGATTCTCGGCGAAGGGGTTCCAGAGAACCTTGATACTCTAAAAGAGATTGCAGATAAGATTGGTGCTCTCAATAGCGACACCAGTGAAGCAATCGTGGCTAAGTTGACAGAGCTTGGCAAAAAGATTGACGCTGTGACTGATGTAGATTATCTATCTGCATATACCCAAGCAAAAGAGGAACAGTAATGAATCTTGTGGAGACAATTAAAAACATCGGTCGAGACATTAAAGAGCTATTCAAGCGGACTGATGCGATTGAAAAAAAGATTGAAGACTCAAACACGGCTCCAACTGGTAGCGTTGACCTAACCCAAATCAAGCGGGATATCAACAATCTGAAGTCTTTGAAATGGTTTGAAGATTCAAGCTCATGGACTAATAACGGTTCAGAAGAACCGCACGTCTGGAAGGATTTAGAAGAAGCAACGGGCGATGTCGGAACTCCGTATATAAACTTGCCATTTTATTTTTTTAAAGATAAAGAAAGTGGCAGTATTAATCTATACGGTTTAGATAATCCACCCTTCTATATTGACCCAGAAACCAAGGAAGCTACTTGGAGGGGGAATTATGAGTGGATTGATTCGATCACTGCCGAGAACTTGCTAGGTTTTGAATTAGCGCGTGTTCCAGAAGATAGCTGGGGCGCTTACGACGACGGCAAGAATAAGGGCGAAGGCAACGAACGTAGGCTATTCGCTCGTACGTTTGGTGACTCCAAGCAACAAGGCTTGTGGTATGTTGACGACGATGGTCACTTCCAGCGTTTGGTCGATACTGTGATTGAGCTAAAAAAAGAAATCGAAAAATTGAAAGGAAAATCAACTGATGAATAAAATTAACTGGTCTGTACGTTTTAACACAAAAAACAAAGCGTTCTTGTATCGTGTAGCGCTTGCGATTGCACTACCCATCTTGACTTACTTTGGAATTAATTTCCAAGACTTGACAAGCTGGGATGCAGTGTTTGGCTTGTTTGGCAAATTTGTGTCAAATCCTTATTTGGTAGGCTTGACAATTGTAAACATTCTTAACATTATTCCAGACCCAACCACTAAGGGCCTTGGAGACAGCGAACAAGCATTGGGCTACCACGAACCTCGAAACGATAAGGAGGGCTACTAGTATGGCAACAGATAATGACATCATCCAATTTGCGGAAAACCTAGCCGACGCTGGAGTCGGTACCGATGCAGACGGAGCGTGGGGAACGCAATGCGTTGACCTGCCTAACTCTATCTCAATTAACTTCTTTGGCCGCGCTCTTTGGGGCAACGCTATTGACTTGCTCAACTCAGCGGCAGAAGCAGGCTATGAAGTCGAGTATAACCAAGTGGGCAACCTTGACAGTCGTCCACGTCGTGGTGCTGTGTTTGTCATGGATACTACTTACATCGCAGGGCACCCATACGGGCACACTGGTCTGGTTATCGAAGATTCAGACGGCTATACCATGCGAACCATCGAGCAAAACATTGACGGCAACGCTGACAGCCTATATATCGGCGGTCCTGCACGTTACAATACACGTAATTTTGACGGCATCGTAGGATGGTTCTACTTCCCAACGGATAATCAACCACAATCCCCTGCATCGACTCCTACGCCTTTCGATGGTATAATTACTATTAACGAGGAAACCGGGACATTCACAGTTGAAGTCTCAGCTCTTAACGTCCGTGCCGGTGCAGGTCTAGGCGCCGAAATCGTGGCAGTCTATGGAGCTGGCGAAACTATCAACTATGATGGTTGGTGTGACGTTGACGGCTATATCTGGATTAGCTATATTGGCAGGTCTGGAAATCGTCGCTATGTCGCAGTCGGTCAATCAGAGAACGGCCGTCGTGTAACGTCATTCGGCTCATTCGCTTAATTAAGACTACGCAAACTAAAAAACGAAAAGGAGTATATCACCTCCCCTCACACTGCAATAGGGATACCATGGCAGTAGTGGTCGAGCCTCAGCATTTGCTGGGGCTTTTTTTATTTGGTATAATATAAGTCCATCATAGGCAAAGAGCTACGAGGCTATCTCATAGCTCTTTTTTTATTTGTGATTTTCATAGATAAGTGATACTATAGTCATGAAATACTTGGCGTTATTTCGATAAATTTCTTGAACTGTCCCGGCTTTGTGCCGGGCTTTTTTATTTTGCAAAAAAAACTTAAAATTCTTTATCAAAAGTGTTGACAACATATAGTATATGTACTATAATATAAATGAAGATAAGGAAAGGGAGAACGAAAGAAGTTCTCAAGGTAAAACAAAATGGCACTAACACAATCACAAATCAACCAATTAGTCGAAGAGTACAAGAGCGTTTATGATGGAGACGAAGAAGTTACTGAAGAAAAAGTTCTCGAAGATTTGAAAGGATACATGAAAGACTTCACAGATTATGAAGATTTAGAGCAAGTTCCTTTTGAAGAATTAATCGACTTCATTGGATAACTCAAAGAAGTAGCATAAAAAAATAAAACGAGGTAAAACAAAATGAAAAACGGTCAAACAATTTTAGGTTCTCGATACACAGACGAGATCAAAAACAATTCTGCAACAGCAAGCAAAATGTTCAATCTTTCTAAAAAATTGGAAAATGATAATTTGCGAGAAATCCACAAAGCGTTGTACGGTTTGTTAACAGCTGGCTACGACATCAGCAACATGCGTAACGTCGAAGAACTTGAAAAATACGTGAATGTTAAAAAATCTCACGGCAAATTGTTAGATGTCACTAACGATGACATTGAGTTATATCATAAATTATTCGTCGCTAGATTTGGAAAGTGAGTAGATCGCATGGACGCACAAGCAAAGGCCACTAAGAAGTGGAATGCAAACAATAGAGAGCATAGAAATTATCTCTCTAAAAGGTCGTCCGCTCGTAGCTTTATCAGAAATCATGCTACGGGTTCGGATTTGAACGAACTAGAGGAGCTTATCGCAGAAAGACGTTGTAATCTGGGAACGATAAAAGACTAGGGTTATCCTAGCCTTTTTTATGTATTCATGATAAATCATTAGACGTTTAATCTAAATAAAGGTACACTATAGATGTACTTTAGGCGATTGCGTGCCGAATGTTTTTGTTTTTTCATGTCACTTGGTAGCCGTTGCTGCCAAGTCTTTTTTTATGCTCAAATCAAGAATTTTAGTATCCTTGATTGAAATG